ACTTTAGCCTCAAACTTATCACCCCACTCTGATTGCAATGACGCTGTTGCGCTTTCCATTGCTTGAGCGTTTGCATCGTTAGATGCGTTAAGGTCATTCTGAACAACAGACCTATAATAATCTAGCACACCTTGAGCTTGGTCTGGGTTAAGGCGTAGCTTGTGAGCTATTTCAGAATACTCAGTAGCCCTTTCTTCTGTAAGCACGTTGCCGTCTGCGGCGATGTTATACTGCGACGGAGTTTCTGGCCTACCCAGCTTTGAATAGATGTTATCCAAATCATCGTCTGTAGGATTAACGGGCATCGGGATCTTATCCGCACCAATTAAACGCTGTGCATTAACGTATGACCGCGCAAGATTGCCCACATCCTTTATAGGAGATAGGCTTGGATGTTCTCTTAAATCTTCTGGAATTGAACTTAAGAAGTCGTTACCAGATCCACCTTGTGCTATTTCTGCGGGAGTTTCTATTGAAACTGTTGCCGCTGGTGTAGCTTCAGATTGGACTACCTGTTCTGCTTCTGACATTAGTTACCCTCTTTCATCATGTTAAAAATGTGCAGTAATACTGCTCTTTTGCCTTCCTCAAAGGCTGTGGCATTGGCATCGCCAACCACATAACTTGAAGTTCGCCAGTTACAACGAACCTCAAGATCTGCTAAGACTTTCTTACCTGACTCTGTGGTAAACAAGTCGTTATACATAACGCGCATTTTTGCTGCTTCTTGCATTATTTCTGTATCATCCTTGTTGCTTGTGCGGCTTGTGCGGCAGTGTAGACATCTTCTTGGTCATTCTGCCTTTCTTGCATTTGCTGTTGCTGTGCGGCCCTAGCCTCTCTATTCTGTTGTATTTGAGCTTCAGAGTTAAGAACTGTCTTAGGAACGCCCAGAGCGTCAGTAATGTGCCTTACAAGGCCATCAGGGTCTACATGATCGCCAACAGGGAATGATTCTCCCAAAGGAAGAAGTATCTCTAGTGCTTTCATTGTGTTGTTTAGGCTACTTGATTTCTGTGCCCTTGCAAGCGGAGATACATATTCAATGTCAACATCACGGCCTTCTAGCAACTCTGGCGGTTGAGAAAGCATTTCTTGTCTCAGCATCAAAGCAAATACACGGTCAATCAGTGGGCGGAGCATTTCGTTCATTAACCTACCAAGAACAGGGCCAATCACCCGCATCCGTTCTTCCTGCCTTTGAACAACCTCTGTTGCAGTCATGTTTACGTTACCGCCTGACAACAACTGGTCTACATAAAACGCTGAACGAATAGCTAACCTTCGTTGCTCTTCCATTTGCAATCCAATAGGGATGTTAGCTCCTACGTTTAATGGGGTAATAGTGTCTCTACTACCCGACCTAAAGAAGTTGAGGCCACCAGGGTTTGTACGGATCGGGAGGAGAAATCCGTCATCAGGCACTAGAAGCGGAGGGTCTATCTGCTTCTGCGCCGCTTGAATGATGGTCTTAGACATAAGATTAAGCATCTTAACATCTGGCAACGCCACCATAGCTGGCGACCTCCCCATCGTTTCCCCAGTTGCCTTGAGAAAACGTGGAACTATGTAAGGAAACTCTTGGAACCCCTTAACTGATAAAGGCATTGAGCTTTCCATGCATATATACACAGAAGCAAATGGCATGTTAGCACTGTCTTCTTTTTGAAAGTCACGGTCATCTCTTGGCATTACAGCATGGAGCAACGTCACTTCATCATCAGGTCTTTTGTCGTAAGTCTTGCGGATATAGTCAGTTACGTTGTCATACCCAAAACGCAGAACAGCTTGCCTTGCTGGAATTTTATACTTACGAAATACCGTGTCAACTAAGCCGAACTGGTTTTCTGAAATGTGAAACTCAGATATGTGGCGTGTGCTAAAACGTAACTTACCTTCATCCATTTCAACAAACATACAACCAGTTCCAAACACAACTAAGTCCACATACATTTCGTGGATTTCTGTTTCAAAGTTTGACTGGTTAAAGGCTCTAATCATTCTGTTGCTAGTGTCTTCTAGCCACTCTTGAACTTCGCTGTCTCTGCCAATGTCCATGTCTTTCATTGCTAGATGGAACCAAGGAGTAGCCCCACTAGTAAGCATACCATGCAAAGACGCAGAAAGAAGGTCTACAGACTGCAAAGCCGTACCATCAAAGATTTGCTCCATACGCTTCTCGCCTTTACTGCGCTTACGCACAATGTCGGCTTTGCGTGGTAGCATGTAATCAGCAAGCTCTTGGAAGTGTGTGTTCCAGTTTTCTCGCTGACCCTCTAAGGCTGAGAACCTTTTAATGATGGCTTTAGTGTCATCCATTTGACTATCCTAACAATGTTGGCTTTTGCGTGGCGGTTGCCTTAGAGTTACCAGTCAGACCAGCTACGATAGTAGAACCAGCACCTTTACGGCGTTTTCTCTCAGTTGTCATAGCCTCTTCTGATAAGGCTGCCGCCTGAGCCATATCAGGCTCTTCTGGAACCTCTGGAATTGGTGGTGGGGCAGGCATTTTTGGTTTAAACATAGACATAATTAAATCCTATTTCTGTGTGTTTCTTACAAGTACGCCTTCGCCAAACGTACCAGCTTGTCCAGCACGTTTGCCTCTCGTTCTTTTTCTACCCTTAGTCATTAGAGTTTCTGACTTTGCCGCTTGCTTTAGGTCTTCTGACACTAGCGTTGCCCCAGAATTAGGGGCTGCGCCTTCATTATCATACTGGCTTCTGGGGTCTTTTTGCCCATAAACCAAATCACCAAAAGCTCTTGGGTCGCCTTCTGGTCTACCAGAATACCTACCATACTGGTCAGTTGCACCCATTAACCTGCCTGACTTAGTATACACAGCAGTTCCACCGCCTTTTAATACTGACTCAATTCTATTTAAGTTAGAACGAGCAATCACCCCGCCAATAATACCAGCCGTGGTAGGGATGGTTATGTTACCAACTTTTATTCCGCCACCTGTAGCAGAAGCCCGTCTTTCACTTATTTGCCTGTAAGCGTCAGCAGTGCTTAGACCTTGCTCTATTCTAGCCTGTTCTTGCCTAGCTTTATCTTTTTTGGCTTGAATGTTTTGAGGACGGCTTCTGCTTGGCCCGTCACTTCTTCCACCACCGCCACTGCCATCACTTGTGCCACCCATGACTCACTCCTTTAGTATATGAAAGCCAATTTTATTTTTGTTGGTACGCAACCAAAAACATTGCGTATGCCCCATAGAAGATAACAGATTTTTAAGACAACGAAAAGATACAGTAATATCCCTCACTCCGCCAAGGCATATAAAGTCTACGATCCAAACGTCTTTGCCGTTAGCGTAATAGCCATCAACAGGAAACGTACCTGTTCTTAAATACTCTTGGATGTGGGCTTCTTCTGGGTGAGCAAAGGTTGCAAAAAAGAATAAACTATCATCATCGTTACCACCCAAAACAAACTGGTTAAGCTTTATTGGCGTATCAATATGTGTCTCTAAGTCTTCAGCAGACCAGTTCTGGTGATAAGGGCTATCAGCCAACAAGCCTAGTATCTGCATATAGACCTGTTCAATCATATCGAAAACGGGTCATATTCTGTCATCGCAACCGATTGCGGAGCTTTAACCATGTTTTGTTTATTCTCCATCCCAACAGCCAAATACCTAAACGCATCTGCGCTGTGGCTCGTGTAATCATGGCGTGGGTGATCTCTAAAAACTTTTCTCTTCTCATCAAACTCTTGCCTATATTGCCTTAACATCTCAAGACCCTCTACGGTCTTCTCTTTATCAAAGTAACATTTAGGTAACAACATCCTTGCTGCGTTGATGCCATCTACAATCTTCATCTTAGGAATAACCCTAAACCTAATCCCAAGAGTAAAGGCAGTTTCTAGCCGTGACTTGCCGCTACCTAACTCCCGCACCTCAATGTCATGCGGAGCTAAGTGGTCGCCCCAATGATAATCTTTACGGCGCAAAACTTCAGCGTAATGGTCTAACCCCACCCCACTATTCTCATAATAATCTATAACGTGGACAGCACCGCCTCTAAATACTTGGGCAAACCATATAGCTGTAGAATCATTTATCCCTAGATCCCAAGCTGTATGCACAGGGTATGCAGGGTCATAAGGAACTTTAGTAACTCTGTTCTGCTCATCAGCTTCCGCAAGTAGTCTTCCGTAGTACGCACCAATGATAGCGGCTGTAAAGGAACACTCAAACTCCTGCTCGTACTGCTCTGGTGTCATCATAGACTTGGCGGCATCAAGCTCTTCTTCTTTTACTAGATTACTCTCAGAAGCCTTTACTACTTTATAAAACCATTGATCAGAACCATTCTCTGTCTCTGACTTGGCTTGCTCTAGTACATCGTAGAAGTGGTTATGTCCTGCTGGCGTACCCAGAAACACTGCACCACCCTGTCTATCTGATAAAGCTGGTCTAACAACCTCATTCCAAACTCTAGGGTTCTGCATACCAAACTCATCAAATACGCATAGGTCTAGGTAGATACCCCGCAAAGAATCTGGATTCTCAGCAGACAGGAGCATTACACGCCCCCCGTTAGGAAAGTCCACCCGCAGTTCTGTCTCATTAAATGAAACCCCTGGAATAACACCCGCATAGTATTTAACATAATCCCAAGCGATACGTTTAGCCTGAGTAAAGGTAGGGGCTACAAAGGCCACTCTTGGTCTAGGTAGCTCACAAGTCAGGCAATGTTTAATAAGATGATTAACAGCCCACACAGTCTTGCCAAAACGTCTGTGCATAACAAGCACGTTCCAACGCTTGACACTCTCATGCATCTCCCCCTGTAAGTCTCTTGGCTTGTAAGGTATCTTAACTTGCACTAGGACAATCCATTATTCACTCCCCGTCTCCCAGACAATACGAACAGTACCATCCCCTATCTCTACACCAGCCCTGTTCTTCTGGTCACCAAAACGGTCAGGCATTAACTTACCAACCTTCCAGCGAACATGCGTGGCATAGTCCCTCAATACATTCGGATCATAATCTTTTCGCTTGTGAAGCGCATCGCTGTATAAAGCATCTAGCTCCTCTACAGCCTTTTCCGCACTCTGTTGTTGCGCTGTGCGTATCTGACGCTCTATCTCAGCATCCTTGCTCATGCGAGTGTAAACATTAGCCCTGCTAATACTTAACTCAGTGCAAGCCGTAGCCAAGCTATGACCATCCATAATCATGTCAGTCAATGCATCAATGCGTGTCTGTGTAAGTTTTGCCATAGCACCCTCTCTGCCCTAGCATAGTAACTTAGACTGTGTGTTGCAATGTAGTAATTAACACACATAAACGACGGCCCCGCATGTGAGGCATACCGCCAATCACAGCATCCCCCCATACATGCTCGCACGTTCTGCAATCTGTGCAAGCAGTGCCGCGCAAAGCTGTGTCTGTTGTGTGTGTGCTGAGACACTCAAACAATGCAATCAATCAATCAAACGATGCTGTGTTTGTGCCATTCATTCTATGTATGTGAAGCAGTGCAAAGCAATCTGTAATAAATATCATGAATAAAGGCTATTGACAATATGAACAGAGTGCATTATTGATAGCTTATCAACAACATGAATAAAGGATCACATTATGAAGTATTCGATTGAAACAATCATCAGCACCACCGGTGACGCTATGTATTCGATTAAGATGGCAGACGTTAAAAAGGCAGGTGAAACATTCATCAAGCGCACACCAGACGCCAAGGCTGTTTATTCTGTCAATCATTATGACAAGGCCAGTAAATCTTATTCATGTTCTGACTGTGAAGACATGAACAAAGAGATCTTTGTCAAATCAAGCAAGACAGTCTTTGTCGGCTTTACTTACTAATCAGCAACAACAAAAGGATCAACACAATGAGAATCACAATAGAAAATATCACACCAGTCTTTCACCCGTTCATTGATGAAATAGAACTAGGCTTTGACAGCGATGCCTTCTTGATCTGGTTAAAAGAAGGCTATGTTTTCAGCACGACAAGTTCCGATCACAGGTTATTTGCCTATGACGACTACCAATCAGAATACCAGCTCGAGCAAGCAATAGACAGATGCCTATCTAGTGAGCTAATGCAGATCACAGTTGGAGCTTGGCAAAAACAAAGCCAAGTATCTAAAGAAAATATTGTTGATCTAAATCCTGCAGGGCTTTTTAAATCTGGCATTCCTAATTCAATCACAGAAACATTTACTTTTGATGATGGTGGGGCAAAAAATGCAGGTTATAAAGTTTCTGCTGGTGACTGTGTCTGTAGATCTTTTGCGATTGTAACAGGCAAGCCATATTCTGAGATAGCTCAGATTATAAATGAGCTTGGCAATCAAGAAAGAAAATCCAAGAAGAGAAGCGGCAAATCATCTGCTAGATCAGGCGTGTATAAAACCACAACGAGAAAGCTTGCAGAAATGCTAGAATTAAAATGGGTTCCTACAATGTCTATTGGATCAGGTTGCCAAGTTCATTTAAAAGCTAGCGAGCTACCCTCTGGAAAAATAGTTGTTAGTTGCTCTAAGCATGTCACAGCTATGATCGATGGTGTAATTCACGACACTTACGATCCAAGCAGAAACGGAACTAGATGCGTTTATGGATACTGGACACTGTAACAGGCCGAAACGGGCAAGGCTTGCCTTGCTCGTCTGCTGTTCATTACAGCACTGATGAGGCCAATCATCAGAACAACAACAAAAGGATCAACACTATGAAACTACACCATTCAAAATACAAAAAGAACTATCGCGCCTATATTCTGGATCACATTACTGATGAGGACGATAACCCATTCAAAACAGAACAAGAAAGGATCGATTATCTTTTTGATCGGTTTGAGTCAGAATACGGCTGGAGCATTGATCGGGTTGGCTATTTCAAAGCACTTGAAGAATGGCTTGCTGGTCTAGCTATTCCTTTTGCTTGTTACAACAGCGAGATCATAGACCTTGCTATTGAGATGGGAAGCATAGACGAGAATCCATCTGATCAATTATGTGAGCGTGTTGTAGACGGATATTTCCGCTTTATGGCTAATATCATTTATGGGTTTAAAGACGAAAGGACAGCATCATGATCGGCGCACCAGTTCACACACATAAACCTAACCCCAAAAAGAAAAGATGTTTTTCTTGCATGGGAAAGGGTGAGTATCAAATAAAAATTTCCAATGGAAAAAGCTTAGGCCCTTATAAATGCCAAACTTGCAAGGGCACAGGAAGGACAGCATCATGAAATATGACTTCACAACACAAGCGCAAATTAGATCCGCATTTTGGCAAGGTAATGAACATTTAAAACATTACATTAAAAGCAAAACGCAGAATGATTATGCCGCAACGATCAGGACTGAATTTGTAGAATTCATAGATATGTTAGAGAGATCAAAGCATATCAGCCCAAAACTAGCTAGTGAGGTGACGCTATGACAACAACAGAATCAATCGCAGAATTTGTGATCGGCTTTCTATTCATAGCAACGATGATCGCTTGCTTGTGGGTGTCTCTAATCATCTTTTAAGCTTCTACACTGCCTTGTCTGGTGGGTAACTACTAGGCAGGGCAAGGTTGAACCTTAGAACAGGCTCAAAACGCCAATAACGGCACAACAACAAAAGGATCAAGACTATGCATGTAAATAAAAACGGCATTTATGCGATTCAAGACTGGATCGATAATAACTCAGACAAGAATCATGAAGTTTTTAATTTGTGGGCAAATGGTATTGCGTCTGAGATTGATCAGAATGATTTAGATCAAGAGCTGAAAGATAACGGCTATATCGATCATGAGCTTAACGGCATGCGTGACGGACAAGGTAGGCTCTTGTTTATTAAGCTTTACCAAGAACATTTTTCAGAGTGAGGATCAGACGATGACTAATGAGATTATTTTAAATGTATCAGCAACCATCCAGCTGACTGATACGATGGTCAATAAATATATCATGGATGCAAGGCAGGACATGCAAAAGCTCGCTCTTGCGTCTGGATTCGATTACCAACTAGCAGAGAAAGGGCAAAAATTCAAAATACCTGCAATGTGGGCAGATGGTTCTGCAGCTTCTCTTACTTTTTATCGTGCAAATACAAGAGGCGATAAGAGAGTTAGCATTTCACAACTTCGCAAGCATGCAAATTCTGGTGATGAAATAAAAGTTACATTGTCAGAAGTTACACATGACGAATCAGGCAAGAGAGAGATGCTTGCAACAATAACTAACATCACAAATTAACAGAGAGAGGGTCAAAATTATGTCTAATAAATCAGAGTATCAAATCGAAAGAGAAAAGAAAACAGCCATCAATAAGAAAGCGATGGCATCTCTAACAACTGAGCAACTTGAGGTCATTAAGAAGCTCAAGGAAGATCTAGGTTCAGCCTTGTCCATGTTGGCAGAGACTAACGATCTGTATCTTTCTGACATTCAAAAACTTGATGATGGTTATCACAAGCTATGCAACAACTTTAATCTTGATCATTCGTATAGATAAAGAGAAAGGGCGGTTACAACACTGATGGAGAAAAGTGCGATAACCGCCCAAACGACTAACAACATGTGCATAGGCGGATCAAGACCTATGGGAAAGGAATAACATGACGAGCGAAGAAATAAAAGCAGAAAGAAAAAGGCTTGGCCTTACTGCTGAAAAGATGGGCAAGATGCTTGGCGTATCAACAAGAGCAATCTTTTATTATGAAGATGGGCAGAGAAAGGTGCCTTTGACTGTTGAAAAGCTACTGCGCTTGCTTGCAGAGAAAGGCTAAGCAATGCCGCAGGGCAATGAAGCACTGCTTTGCAGAGATGCAGAGCAGTGTTTTTTTTATATATAATAAAGAAACATTTTATCGCAGTTACGCAATGATGCTGTGCGGCAATGCTAAAGAGAATTTTTAATATCATGAATTTTTATCTTTGCCTAGCCCATCTCTGCAAGTTTTTCTCGCACGATATACCAGAGAGTAGGCAGAGAAATGGCGCAAGTCATTCCAGTCCCTTGATATTCTGAGCTTACAAGAGAGAGAGAAATAACTGCTCTTGGCTCTTGATAGTCATACTTATACACAAGTACAGGCTCAAGATCCCCAGCTTGTTCACAAGCTTGTACCCACCAGTCTTTTTTGTGGGTGTAGCCTTTTGCGTATGCCTTTGCCTCGAACGCAAACCCAGGGATTATAATATCTGACTGCCCTTTTTGTTGATATTGAGAGAGATTGCGGGACGGTTGCTCTAGCAAGTTTTCGCCAAGATTGTCTTTCATCTCATTAACGAGCCATCTTTCAAACGTAGCTCCTTTGTCTCTGCTTTTCTTACCCATTTTATCACCTCAAAACATAATCATTTGTGTGCTTATTTGTGCGGAAGAATCATAATGTTTAATATTTCCTTTAGGGTATGGGTGTTGCTCGTAACGCAAGCTAGACAGCAACTTTTTTTTCTGCCCTTTACTGCCAACAAAATAAACATAACGATGCTTTTGTGGCCTTTGTACACGCTTAGTTGCATCAAACTTTTGACCATGCCTTGCGTGTTTTCCATTAGTGTCTACGTCTGTTCTGGCTACAGTCAAACCAGTATAAAGAAAGTTACAAGCCTGATATATAAAACCAGTGTGGCCCATACCAGTGTCAGCATAAGATACTATGATTTTAGGTTTAGCAAGTTGCCTTAAACTTTGACCAACAAGAAAAGATGCTTGATTGCGTTTGTTGTCAGTTAAACACACCCTGTTCAATTCATAAACTATATTAAAGTATTCCTCACCGCACACACCCTTGCAAAGCATAGGTGTGGCTGGCTTCCCATAAGTCACGACACCTATCAAAACTTTACCATCATATAAACCAAAGGCATCTGTGATTTGAGGTATTCTTTTAGCGTAATGTTTTCTTAATAACCAATCGTGCGTTTGTTCTGCTTGTATTTTAATAACTTTCATATCCAATCCAATACTGTGTCAGTGTTGCCCTTTTCCCAGACAAACCAAGCGAAAGCAATGAACCCAGACGAACCTTCTGGTTGCTCTTCATCTCCGCGCCACATCGTCAGACGTTCAGAGAAAGCATGAACCCTAGCTGGTGCTTGTCTGTTGTATATAGTCTCCCTTCGCTGTTTGCCCTCAAGGAAAGCGAGGCGCAACAACATGGCAAAGTAAGGAACTTCTAAGTCTAAACACTTAACAACAAATTGATTTGCAAACTTGTACGGCGGGTTTGTAATTATAGCAGGGGCAAGAGCTTTATGTTCCATCATAAAATCTATATTAGCTTCGCCATATCCATAATCATTTAAGTCTGTAGATATAACTTCATGCCCAGCTTCTATTAAAGGCTTACTGATTGCACCATTACCACAGGCTGGCTCCCATATGTCATAAGGTAGTTTCTCCACGTTCATCAGGGCTTCTGTAGCTTCCCTTGGCGTTGGATAGAAGTCATCTTTCTGACGGGTCAAAATACCGTATCCATTAAGGCCGTGATAGCCACGGCATAGAGTAAACCTAGACCCAGCAGGAACAGGCTCATCTTTATGCGCGTAACGACAGATAAGAGGAAACGTCTCTTCATTTGATAGCTCCTGCATTTTCTATAATCTCCAACAATTCATCATCATCAACTATCTCTTTGCCACTGCCGTCACAAGCAGGGCAGTCTTCATGAGACACATCAT